ACATCTCAGCTATAGGATAAAAAGGACCAAGTGCAGCTACTCCCAATCCTTTTCCCAACTCAGCTCCGAGCTCACGTGTTCTAGGCATTCTTTTTGCACGTGGAAGGGCCCCCCTTCTGGCTCTTTTTCTTTCTATCCGTGCTCCGCGGCGGATTGCTTTCTCAGTTATACCCAGCGCTTCGGGGGATACTCCAGTTTCTTCTTCAGTTTGCTCTATCCTTTCCTTTAAATCGCGATCTTCTTCGGCACGTTGTACAAAGAAATCCCTCTGGGCATTCAAAACATCAATGTTAGCAATGATATCCTCTACATCCTCTTTTTGAGGTACCCCGGATGCAATGCTCCTATCTACCAAATGAAGTGTGGATACTACCAATTTCGAAGCGGCCCTAGCTTCTTCCCCAAGTTCTCCTGCTGAATAGGCTTTCTCTAAGTTGCGAAAGAATATCAAGTAATCTCTAGCTAACTTAGCTCTTAGAGCGCGAAAAGCCTGCATACTAGAAAGATCAACACCAAAGATATTCTCTAAAGGATATCTTCTATGTCTTCCTCTTCCAATATCTTCTCTATATCTTTCTTTCCACCAGGGAAAAAACTTACGCCTTCTCATATACTTCTTTCTCATCTCTTAACTGTTTTAATAATCTTGAGTAATACCAGTTAAGTATTCTACTATCTGTTTGTTGAATTCCCTCTAAAGTAAAACCGGGGATACGATAGCAGAGATCAAAATTTCTCTCCAAAAGTCTTTGTAAGGGTTTCGCCAGTCGGAAAAATGAAGTCAAGTCGAAAGGGCACCTCAACATCATCCTCCTCCCCGCAGTGTGAACACTTATAAATGTAGTTAAAATCCGGTCCGTGATAAAACTTTTCGTGGAAAGCTCGTACCTTTGCCACATCCTTGATTGTTGGACTATTCTCTAAAAGCTTCAACTTCTCAACTATATTATCATCGCTAACTATTGATCGAGCATATCGATAAAGATGTGACTTACCTTGCTTCTGCTGGTATTTCTCAATCTCTATTTCATCTGCTACGGTTAGAAGTCTCAACTTAATCTGCTTACCACTTGGAAGAGTAACTTCGTATGGTTCCTTATAGTCATCCGGAAGTTTAATAACCCCCAAATTCTTCAGATCTACTGAAACTTCAACTTCTTGGAGACAGTTACCACAAACTGTTTTTACCTTAATAGTATCCATGTAAGAGTTTATACACTCCCACACGATAAAGTACAATCTATCTCCAAGAGTTAGTTTGAGAGGATCTATTCCTTGAATAACTCTTTTCATAACTTCAAGATAGTTTCTCTCTAAGTTCAGAGGATTAATCTGGCTGAGAAGTTCTTCTTCCGAACCTTGATATGCTCTGGCTTTGATGTCTTCTGGTTTGACTTCTGGGTATGTTAGACACTGAGATGGGAGGGTAATTGGAACAAAATTGTCGCTCATCTTCCTTCTCCTTTAACAATAATACTTTTTGTTCTTTTTTAGTTAATTAGATGTATCTCTTCCCCAAACCTTGGAAAAAGATCACTAGATTTTACCATCTCACATACTTTTATAAGAGCCCTTCCAAATTCACGATCCTTATGTACTAGTGAAGTCGAATAATCCCATCCTTCCACGCAAGAGAGACCTGGTTTTCTATAGCAGCTTTTCTTGTGCTCTCGTATATACCATTGCCATAAAAAGTAAAAATCAGAAAAAGAGATGCTTTCTATGTTTTTCTTTTTTGCACTTCTCATCTTCCTTCTCCTTCATTAAAAGTGAACTATCATTTTTCAATACCACAACTTTTTATTCTTCTACTATACCGAGCATTCCCTTGGCTTGGTTATACACAGGACTAAGAAGGTTGGTAACTCCTTCCCTGATACTTCCAATAAGGCTTGACATTTCTATGTCATCAACTCTAAGACTAAAGGATAATTTTAAAACATCGTCTTCTCCATAAGCTGCTCGAATCTTTGGTATTCTAGATATTGGGAAAGCTCCTTTCAACTTAAACTTAGCTGATTCTATTCCTGTTCTATCGTACAAAACTGCATAAATGGGTCTTTCGTACTCTTGTTTTGGGGAATAAAATCCCTCCTCGCTTATCATTTTGTTATACCAAGCATGAAAGTAATCAGTAACTGAATTGTCAATCGGGGCCAGGAACGTAAGAGTAACCACATCAATAGTCTGTATTCCAGCATAAAACCTCTCGAAAGCTCCGGACCTTAGTGAAGCTATTTCAGTTATACTATAATCCCCAAATTCTATATCCTGGCAATACTGGGAAACAAGAATCCCCACGACCCCCCCAAAATCGTGGGGCATTAGTAACTGCCAGTTAAATGTCCGTTGGAGCATCCATATTTTAGTTGTAAGAAAAGCTCCAACTCCCGATATATCAAAACCAAGTTTCTCTAACATCAGTTATTAGACTCCCAATAATCATACGAGAATGTAACGTTGTACATTATAACCGCTTCGGTATCATATGCTACTGGAACATCATCCACAGCTTGAGGATAACACCCTACTAACTTTATTTTGTTAGTAACATTCCCTTGTCCATCAGTAAGGCGTAGATAGAGATCTTTCTTAATAACTGAGTCTGGCCCTCCTTTACCAGTCCTAGCGTCAGTTACAGCCTGCTTCCAGCCAAGGACTGCATCAAATACTTTCCTGTCCAAACCCTCAACAAAAACACATGGCCAGGCATGGGACATAACAAGTTTACCTGGAACTTTAAACCCAGCACTTCCTTTGTATGGAATTAGAATTTCCCCAAAACTTCTCCCGGGAACTTGGGTACTCTGAGCTCGAACTTCAAGAGCACCAGCATCACCCCCACCAATAAGATTGGGGATGATAATATCCCACCAGTATGCACGCTGGTAGTCGGATACATTATTCTTTAAGTTATCTGCGGACATATTTCCCATTTTCTTTTTCCCCTTATACTAAAAACTATCAGAAATTAATTCCCCTAGCTATAAGTTCTTCAAAACTGGCGCCCGTGGTGCTTACAATTGTCTGCAACTTAATATACTCTGCTGCTCGAACCGGTTTAATAAACACATCAACTGCAAGTACCTGATCATCTATGACTGCTGCAGTATTATTCGATTCGTCACAAACTACGTGATATCCTCGATCCCCGCCTTCAGTTTGGAAAGCTCCTTGAGATGATAGTCTCTCTAAATACTCATCCAACAATGCTGTAACTCTAAACCTAGTTACCTCGGTATTGCCCTCAAATACATAACTCCTCAAAGAGATAGCTATTGATTTTTCGAGAACAATGAGCAATCGCCTGACATTTATACTACTCAATGCTGAAGATTTTTTCTGGAGAGTTTTCTGACCCCAGATTACATGGCCCTCGCCCCTGAACGTTTGAATTGGATTAATCTGTTTCTGGTAAAGAGTATCTCTGTCCCCTTCTGTAAGAATCCTACCAGTTGATAACGTAACTTTCAGGGCATCATCAATAACACCTCTGTTAAACCCAGCAACGGCATCCCACGGGTCAGCTACATAATCATTGTAAGCACATTGAGCTGCTACATACCCTGAAGGTGGGACGTAGATAAGTTTGTCATTATAGGGGTCGTGAATTTGGATCCACGGTCCATACAAACCACAGTAGCTACTATTAAAGTTCAGGTCAGTAGTTCTAAATGAGACCATATCCAAAATGGAACCTGTGTCTAACCAGGGTATATCTAGAACAGCAAAGCAGTCATATCTACTCTCAGCTACATCTCTCATTTTGGTTTGAACCGCTACCGCTGTTTCACCACCATTGATAAGCAATCTAACATCGATCTCATCTGGATTTGCAAACTCATCCCATCCATTTACCACTTCTGTACCAAGAGTTGAAAGAGCACTGCCATCATTTCCGTAAGCAAAATCGAGTCTTATAGCCTGAGCAAGAGGAAGAACGGTATCTGCTATATCAGAGTCAGCAACTACTATATACTTACTAATATTATTGATCTTGTCTTCAAGATACAAGTCTTTGCCATACCCATCAATCTTGTTCTTTCTCGAAACTTTCCAATTTTCAACTTGTGCCCAGTTTCCATCATCATCTTGCCAATACACCACTATCTCAAATGTATACTGGTCAGTTGAAACTGGATCGGTACTCTGCTTAACATTCTGAATCTTAATCCCAATCCTGTTATTCCATACCCCGGGATTAGCTCCAAAAATCTGAAAGAGAGTGTCATTCAACATTCCTGACTCAGCACTAAAAACTGCACTAGAGTGGCCAGCATTGAATGGGTCGTTGACATGAAGAGATGTATCCTTCATGATATCAACCCCGCCATACTTAGCTCCATTTACTACTCTAAGGCAGTACAAAGCATTGCCTTTCTTCAAATAAGCTAGAGCTGCATAATGAAAGCAGTGGCCCGAAGCGGGATCAGGTTCCCCATACTCATCTATAAACTGTTGGTCATCCGTAACCAAGATGATGTTATCAATACTGCCCTTAACCGAGTATCCAACTATTGCTGCCGAAGCACTAGCAACGCGTGGAACAATATCGGACACATCTTTTTCTGAAATGTACACCCCCGGCGACAAGAATATGCTCATGATTAATCTCCTCTCAATAAATTAACAAGGTGATTTTCACCTTTTTGGATATCTTTTTTGTTAATAAAAATTACTTCGAATCCTTGTTTTTGAAACAAAGATTTCCTTTCTTCAATATATGCTTCTACCGAACCGTAAGTTAATTCTTTCCAATAATCTTCAAAAACTTCTACAACTACTCGATTAGTGTTATGAAGAAAATCAGGATTGATATGTTTCCCCATGCTTGTAATCCAAAAAGAACCATTCCCTACATATTTATAAGGAAGAAAAAATTTAGATATAACTTCCAGAACTTTCTTCTCAATAGAAGTAGGTCTTTTCATCAATCCCTTTAAAGCGGCTTCTACTCTTTGCATATTCCAAAAAATATCCCCATACTTTCCATGTCCTTCTTTATGAGCCTTTATAGCATCTTCTGATTTCTTTTTCTTTTCCTCTTCAGTATAGATTTTTCCAAAATTGGAATTTCCTTCTCCTTTGGTTTCTCCTCTTTTAGCTTTACAAATACCACACCCACAATCAGGTCCGTGATTTAAACCTCCATTCTTTTTATAAGTTTCCTTTCGTGTTTTATTTGCTTTTTCTATTACTTCTGGTGTTTTTGTCCACTTCTTCACACCTTCTCTCATTTCTGCAGCTTTCTCCTCCCCGTAGATTTCTTCCCAAGTCTTTCCTTTATTTGGAGAGGATTGAGTAGTGTATCGTTTCCTTGCAGATTCTCTATTAATCTGTCTATGCTTTTCTGTTCTTGGATACACCCCTTTAGGCATATTCTATCTACTCTTTCTGGATAACGCCATCAGCTATACTAGATCTAAGTTCTTCTACTACTGTTAGCACTATACTATCTGCTCCTTGAGAAACAATAGAAACAGTATACATTCCATCATTTCCTGTGGAGTCTCTTATAATTATCTTTTCACCTACAGAGAAGTCAATTCCATATTTTCCGGCCACTGTTATTTTTCCATCTAAAATACTAACTGCAATAATGTTATAAATTGACTTCCTAAAGAATTTCAAAGCTTGCTCTAATTCAGTATTGGGATTAGGTCCTATAATTTCCGAGTAATCAGTCACATTATCCTTATCATACACAGTAAGACGGATTTTTCTGATAGGTTTCAAAGTAGTGCTTTTGAACACCCAACCATCCATCTTGATAGGCATTCTGATAATGAACTTTGTACCAACCTCATACTTTTCAGGATATGTCGACTCATCAACAATCTCCCCGAAATGGAGATCAGGTCTTATTGCTATTGGATACTTATCATCACCTATATCATATGAAACTACAACTTTTGGATTTTCCTGTTGCCAGAAAATATAATTCTCCATACATAGATTTAACTTTTCCCAACTCTTACTCCAGAACCATACACTGTAAAGAAGATCAACAGGCTGAGCCTTGATATTAGTCAGTAACCTTTTATCAGCATCTTTATCCATCAACGCCCAAAGACCTCTTTGAGCTAGAACTGTTCTCTGCCTATCCCAACTTGGATTCATTCCTATCCTATAAAAGTGCATGAATTCCAGAAAGTTGGTACTTCGCTTTTCGGAAGCCTCCCTTTGAGCTATCTCAAATGGGCACTGAAACAAGCCTTGATTCATGTTATCAGTCTTTGAGCTAGTAATATTTATTCCAATAGTATCTGCAAACCTATCATATAATAAGCTCTTCAATGCAACATCATATCCATATGTTACACTACTACTCGTCATTTCAACTCTGATCCTCGATTCTGCGTTAGGTGAGATAGGTAGAATAAAGAGGTAGAAGGTTACTTATATGGTTTTCGAGATTTTCGACTACCAATCACCTTCAACATTATCTTAACAAAATAAACGAGGACTAAATCCTCAAACTCTCTATTAGCACGAACAAGATTCTGTACTATCCACGACTCTGCATAAGATTCGGGTTCAATTCCTAAAAGTACTTGCTTCATTCTGGAATAATCATTGCATAACTTACTAGCAGCCAAAGCAGCAGCACTATGCTTTTTGAACTCTTCTGGATCATTCTTTGGGCAATCCAGAGCTATCTTAAAAAACATTAGATTATCGGATGGGTTAGGTATTTTCATTGTTTTAATCGTCCAATCGGGTTTTCCCGCTATCCTCACTAACCTCTGTCAAGTCATGTATTGCCTTAACCTGACCTTGTACTTCACTTAGGTTGGTAATATCTATATCCCGAAGTGTTTGTCCGGGAGGAAGAGTAGTTTCTGCTCCGTTCTTGTGTTTTAAATTTACAACACTGTCAGAAATGTTTTCAAGTTTCCGAATTCTCATTATCTTCCTTTCCTATCGCGTTCAGCTCTATTCCTCGATCCTCTAAATAAAGAATAGCCTCATCACTATCCCCATCTCTAAAGAGATCATAAACTTCATATAGCTCGTCAGCATCTAAATCGGATAAGTTTCCACCAACTATGAAATAGCCTATCCTATCCAGTGCTGAAAGAATTGATCTTATAACAGACCCCGAATTAGTATTTTCAAATATATTATCAAACATTTTCGACTCCTATATCTGCACTCTTCTAGGAACTGCACTATAAATCTGTCGAATCATCGCATCCTGCATGCCCTTGCTAGCCATGTTCACTATTTCAAACTGCTCTATTCCCACAAACTTGCCAGGAATAAACTCAGGTGTAATCTCAAAGTAACTTCGGATACAAACATCTACTGCAACTACTGACCCAGCTTCTGAACCATCCAACACAGTAGCCCTGTTCCCAAACCAGCATAAAACAGGTAACTGGTCTTCCAGAAACAATCCCAACTTCTTTAACTTCCAGATGTTTGGTGTCCAATTGATAAAAACTTTAGCAGAGTAAGCAATATACTCGTAGTCAGTTGGAACTGCATAGATATCTTTCTTTTCTGCACTTGCAAAGGAAGTATTTGTTGGAATGTATAAGGTACAGTCAATTCCTATGGCGTCGAGGGCTATATCCACGTAGTCCCGAAGTACGTCAATACTTTCACGAGGGATGAGCCTGGACATACTACTTTACCTTTTTATTAAATTGGAGTATCTTTTCACTGGTCAATTCAAGATTTTCTAATTCGTGTTCCCAGATAATTAAAGTTTGATACCCATATTTGGCAAAATGGTTTATTCTTTGTTGTTCCTCTTCTTTATTAGTCCTACCTGTCCTTTTGGGACCGTGGGGGTATTCCCCAAAGTGTTCGATAATTTTCTTCTGGCCATTAACATTGATAAAGTCGGGATTTTTATATCCTATTAAGATAGAACCATCACCAACATATTTATATTCGTTTGGAAAGAGCTCTTGAAGTAATTTGATTAGTAATTTCTCAGGTTTATTTGGTCTAAGATTTAATCCTTTGAAAATAGCTTTAAGTTGTTTTTCCCGATATTCTGGATCTTCCCAGTTCTTTGTCGCAGTAGTCTTCATTTTTTTGATAGTTTCTTCACTATGATACTTATTTAGCATCCCACTAGACTTGCCCAAATGAGAACCTTTCATTTTCTCTATAGTTTCTTCGCTATGATGCTTACCTGACATCCCGCTAGGCTTACCAAGATGAGCTTGACGATTTTTTTCAATAGTTTCTTCAGTAGGATGTTTCCCAAGTTTTGCTTGACATATCTTTTCTATAGTTTCTTCAGTATGATGTTTACCTCTACTACCATGCCCATAGATATACTTTTGGTTACTACTCACCTTGCACTCAAATGTTCCTTCGCAGCCACAACCACATATTCTTGTTTCTCGAGGAATTTTATAACCTTTTATGTGGTGACCAGCAATAAACTGTGGAATTCCTTCATACCTATGTGAAGGTCTCACTTTTATTCTACCTTCACAACCACAACCACAAACTCTATCGGGGTAATATTCTAAATCTTTATATTGGTCCCAGTTTTCAACCATTTCTAATCCCCATTATATCCTTGATAATAGGAACTTCATCCGGAGTTATTTCATCATCCGCAAGTAATTCTTTTAAGTCTTTTATCACCCTTAGGTAATGGTATCGATTGACAAACTTAAAAAGTGCGTTCGTATCTTTCCATCGCTTTGCCAACTTAACATCTTCTAACGCTTCCTCCGGAGTAGCTGGCTTAGAGGCTTTCCGTCTTTTATCAACCCACTCACCTCTTTCCTTGTATAAAGCTTCTATATCATCTTCCATCTCGCTAAGTTTATCTTGAAGCTTCTTGAGTAGTTTTTCCTTGTTTTCTCCAGCCATCCTTTCCATTGCCTGTTTGATAGTTTCATAATCAATAACATCCCTCTTGAGTTCTCCAAGAAGGAGATCAGCATCTTCTACAGCATCCTTAACATCATCAAGTATATGAGAATAATCTTCATAAGGATCCAAGTCCATTGGAACAATTTTTGGTCCGGTTAGCCACCTATCATTTAATAAATCATAGCAACCGTCGCTCATCAAATCCTGACTTGGTTCTACTTGAATATAAATTTCAACCGGGTGGTTACCAATGAAACCATCCATTTCATCTCGATGTTTATTAAACCAATTTGTCACATCTTCTACTTCTTCTTCCGACCAATCCTTAATGTTTTTGGGAATAATATGAATATCAATGTCACAGTCATCAAGGTACTGGTTACTCGCGATCGAACCAACTATGTGAATTTCTTCTGCAATCCTTAGAAGGTCTTTATCCTGGTAATTCTTAATAAGGTTCTCAATTTTATCTCTTATATCTAATTGAGGAGTATATGAGCTATCTTCCTTCTTGATCCAAACAGAACTATCCAGAGAAGATCTAGGATAATCAATACTACTTTCGACAACAAATAAAAGTTTTTCTAACAGCCTATTCATTATCTTTGTAAACTTTGTGGAGAGCTTTTATACCCGCCCCATCCTCATTGAGCAATAACATTTTTTCAAGGAGTTCTATCATATTAAATTCTCACTAATCCTGGTGAATAAAATAAAAGGATAAAGTAATCTCTTCAATCTTCCCATCTTTAGTAAGATCGACGTCCAAATCGCTCGGGGCATAACTTTTGCCTTCATACCACTCAATGCTATAATCAACTATACCAAAATCGATCTTTACAGGAAGAGTTTTTACTACCTTATCATCAACATCAAGAATCTCAACTTCAAACTCAATCACTCCTTTTGGCATCACAGAAATATCTTTTATTCCCCAAGATCGGTATTCAACATCAATAGAATAAGTTAAGAGTTTTTTCTTATCAACATCGTAGATGTTTACATCTTCTCCATCTTCTAAGTCTTTGACGTGAACATGAAGATCAACCTCACTTCTGAAGTCTTCTTCTCCAAGCTGCTCATTAACTTTTTCAAGTAGTTTATCAAACATTGTTAAACTCCTCAACTTTATTAGCAACACTACTTATATCTTTCAATTCATGTTCCCAAATAACTAAGGTTTGATAACCATATTTGGCAAATAAATCAATTCTATCTTGCGGATTATCATCTTTGTACCAGTAATCACCATATACTTCAATGATTTTCTTTTGACCATTAATATTGATGAAGTCAGGATTCTTACCTTCAATAACAAAAGACCAGTCCCCAACAAATTTATATTCCTCAGGAAGAAGGGTTTGAAGAACTTTACCAAATTGCTTCTCCAGATTGTTTGGTTTGATATGTCTAGCCTTCTTCTGCTTAGCTATATATTTTGAGTTTTGCCAATTTTGTTTCGAACGACACTTTCCTGAACAACATTTCCTTTTACTAGTAACCAAACATACGAAAGTGTTGCTACAGTTAGGGGCTGCACAAGTTCGAATTTCCCGAAGTATCCTTACTTGTCCTCTCATATGGTGCCCAGGAATAAATCTTTGTTTACTACTCACCTTGCACTCAAATGTTCCTTCGCAGCCACAACCACATATCCTAGTTTCCCAAGGAGTCTTTTTCCTTCCCTTTTGATCTAACCAATAGCATTCCTTACTACAGTACTTACAATTCTCAGATGGTCTATTTTCAAAAACAGTTCCACAACCTTTACGAGCACAAATTTCTACCTTTCGAATAGATAAATTTGCCTCTCTTATTTTATCTCTAGTTTCCTGGGGGCATGGTTTATTTCTTCTATCATCAGTAGAACATCTGTGACAACAATACTTTTTATTACTAGAGAGCACTTCAAAAGTATTACCACATTTTTTATAAGCACAAGTTCGCAATTCTCTTAGTACTTTTATTCTACCTCTTATTCTGTAGTGGTTGTAGATTCCAGTTGGCATTTATTTGTTCTTTCTAATTACAGCAAACTTGGTTTTGTCCTCTTCATCCACAACAACTATTCCACCCAAACTTCCTGCAACTTTATCCGCCTCTACCTTTTCAAGTCCTTTCGCTACTGTAGTAAAGGTATCCTTTTCTTGTTCTTGAACTCTTGTTCCTCTTACTGGAGTTGCCCCTTTCCCTGCTACCCAACCAGCTTGATAATCAGTAAATACACGAATTCTTCTTCCTTCTATAGAATGCTTTCCCCAAGGATTCCCTTCCTTGTCAAGCAAAGGATTTCCAGTAAGCATATCATGATCATATTTGAAGGTTATATCCCAATCCTCTTTTTGTTCGTTAGTTTTGGGTTCAGCTATTTTAGCATAAGCCTCTTTAGCTTTAGGAAGGAAAGCGTATTTCAGATAATACCCATCCCAATCAGCTCTATCTATTGCACCGAGATTATGAACATCTTTTAACTTCCTTTTCATCATTGGATCATCAAAAATTGTTGAAAGAACATCAAACATTTCATCATCATTAGGAAATTCACTACTAATGATTTTATTATCAACAGCCCAATGAAGTATTTTCTGATCCTCAACAGATATTCCAGGAGTTTCACCAATTAGCTCTTTTACAGTTTCAGTTATTTTCCTCTCCCGTTGAATCCTACTCTCTTCTACCACACTATGAATAATAGCGTCCGGATCAATCATCTTTGTCTCAGCTTTAGCACCTTCTTCATCATCAGCAATTACCAACACATCCTTCCCTACTCCCCCCGCAGTGTAGTAGACCGTAAATTTCTTTTCAACAACTTTAGACTCCTTGGGACACGGATTACCTTTCCCTGCTTCCATCTTCTTTAACTTCTTGTAATAATCCGGATCTTCAGTCAAATGATCCATTGCTATTTCTTGGGCTACCTTTGGGTCTTTAGTGTGCTCCATCTCAACTTTAATCCCAGCCTCTAACTGCTCTTTATCAAAATCTTCTGGCTTAGACTTATCTGCCAAACCACCGGGCATCTTATCCTCTTGAACTTTAGTTATACCAAGAATTTTAGCTCCACGTAACCTAGATATTTTCTTCATATAACTCTTGGCATCAGCTTCGTCAAACGCTTCGACTCTAGTTGAATCTTCTTTCCCATTCAATTCAAATTTAACATCATATACGTGCATTAGATGACCAACGGCCCAACCTTCTCCCTCTGTGATTTTCTCAGTATTTGTGCTCTTACAGCCACAAATGTTCTCATCACTCCGGAAAGTTTTGAAACAAGAGTTGCAGAGCCAGAGGGGTTTTTGTTTTGTAAATGTGGATTCGGATTCTCTAACTCCTCTTATATCCAGTAATCTACGAACAGCAACTGAATCTGCTTGTCCCTTTGAAGCTTTTGCAGCTATTTGGGTAGCTTCCTCTCGGGATTTCCCATTTCTTCTAGCTTCCTTGTAAGCTGAGATAATAGTATCTTCAGGAGTATCCACTTTGCTAGTTATAGACTCCTTCTTTGCTTTCCCAGGCTCTTGCTTTAGTTCATCATCCTCAACCTGTCGAATAGCATTACCTGTTTCAGCAGATTTACTTTTTACTTTCTCAAGATCTTCTTCTGAGTAATCCTCCATGTGGTAGTCTTCAGCATTTATATTGGGCTTCTCCTGAGGTTGCATAGTTTGAGGAACTTCTGCTGCTTCGTTGGTTTTGGATTCAGGGAGCTTTATTGGATCTCCTGTAGTTTGCTCTATTTCATCGGGCCAGAAATAATATTCTTTTCCGTCTTGGAACTTTAAGCCAACACAATCATCTTCTATCTTTATAAAGAACCCAAGCTCTCCTTTCTTTGATTTATGAATTGGTCCAATAGGTTTCACTACTCTAAACTCGGCTGCTTCATTGGTTTTGGATTCCTTTGCTTCATTTGTTGATCCTAACCGCTTTAAATCCGATTCAACCTCTTTTACTTTCTTTTCAATATCAGTTATTTCTTTCTCCAGGTTTGCTTTCTTCTTAAGCAAGTGTTCCTTACGGGAAGTTTCATCTCTATCTTCGTTGGCTTTGGATTTTTCACTAACAGACTTCAACTCACTCACACTCACTCCATTGATAACAAAACCATCATCAAACCGAACCTTGTAGCAAGCGACTTTATCCCCCTCAGCTTCTAAAATCTTTACTTCTTTTTCATGATGGTTCACTCGAGAAGCGTGCTCGTTAGCCCCAAGCATTCTTATAAGATCAGAGTTTGTAAGTCCGGTTCCATACATATTATAGATAACTCTATCCCCTACTTTGAAAGAGCCTTGCTCTTCATCCACATCTTGGGTTGTAGACTCTTGAATTTTTCTAAGCAGGTTTAATATATTAAGATCATCTAGCAACATCGTTATTTCTCCTCCTCTTTAGCAATATCAATAAGAGCAACTATTTCTCCATCAACATTGGTCCACTTTCCTACTGCACTCGAGCCTTCCCAATTTATCAAATCCTTAACCCGGTCAGTGACGTTTGCACCTCGAGTCCAGTGAACAACTTGATGTCTCCTACCTACCTTACTTATTGGTTTAAGCTCGGCAGGAAGGTCTGAGAACCTCAAGTTAAGTAACTTGTGAATAACCCTTGCAGTAGAATCACAAGAGAGAATGTGATCAAGTATATCCAACGCTCGTTTATCTTTTGGCAGTATTTTTGCACCATGCTTAATCGCGGAGTCAAACAGGTCATCAATTCCAGTACAAGGAATACTTGTGGTATACTCACCAAGGATAGCAACAAGTTTCTTGTACAGATTAGTATCCCTACTTTCCAGAATTCTTTTTAGCACATTGTTCATTTTTATACCTCACCTATTATTCTATCTCTTCAATAATATCTTGCAAAGTTTCAAAGAAACTGACTGGAAAAACTTCTCCCTCAGGATATAGTACATTTCCTACTCTTTTAACAGCCACTACATCCTCCTCAACATTATCAAGAATGCTATCATTATCAACGTAAATCGATTGTGATATCATAAAAGCCATATCAACAGTAGCTTCGAAAATCAGAGTAACATCTTCGATCTTGCTTCGTATCCTAGTACCATACAAGTGATCATATTTCTTGAATACATCATGCGCACCAAGAGGACGCTTACTTTGAATATCACTCAAAAGCATTTCCAAACCACCTTTGTCATCTCCATACGCTCGAAGAAGGTCTCCATGTAGTTTCTGAATCTGCTTACCTTTATTTTCATAGGGTACAGCTATAGCAGCTCTATTTGTAAGATATGTAGTTATCCCAAACCTACCGATCCATACTTGGATGGACCTGTCCAAGGAGTTAAAAACTTTCTCACTAAACAACTTAAATAAAGCTGGTTTCAACTCTTCCCGAAGGTCTCTTAAGTCATCTTCTAATGCCTCATTTAAGAAAACATTCAAATCCAAATAAGAATCGTTTGTAAGCTTACCAGTAAACATCTCTTGAAAGTTATCCCAGTGTTCTTTAGGAACAAGTATTCTCAACTCATTCCCTATCCGAACGTCTTTATTCCCATCGTCATCTTCTAGAATTTCCAGTCCCCACTTCCGCTTCTTTCGCACTAAATCACCTAATCTTGCTTTAACAACTCCTATCTGAGCTGGTAAGTAGCTAATTGCTGACATAGTGGTTGCTTCTAGAAGTCTGTATCTTCGTTCTCGTTCAATTTGTTCAAGTTCTGTAGCTAATGAATAAAGATCCATTTACTTTTCCTCTATTTCAACATGTTTAGAATTATGCATTATCTTATGAATTGCTTGAGTTCCACCCAATTGCACTAAGTTCACGCAAAAATTTTCTAAATCCTTCACCCGAATGAAGTTTTCCATCTTTCCATATATCATATATAAAATGATTTATATACTCTTCCCCGTACTCTTCAACAATATCTTTAATAACATTCAATTGACTATTGGTTGGCCGATAACCGATTGAGATAGCAATACCTGTAAATCTATCAAGACTACGTTCAGCAAATTTATATCTTATGTTGCCAGACAATTCCATATATTTTGTTATCAAATCGTATCCCGTGAATTTCTCCACATCTTCATCGGTCCATTTATATGCGCTTTTCAATTCTTTACGTACAAAATTTATGTGTTTTAATGGATCTCCACCTATAATTTTACCATCTTTCGATATAAAACCAGCACGATTTTTCCACGTATCAATTGTTTCACTTATTGATTCCTTTGTTTCTTCCGGTTCCGCAGCGACTGCTTTAGGTTCTTCAGCTCCTGGTTTCTCAGCTTCCGCTTTTGGCTCTTCAACCCCCACCTTTTTCTGTCTAAGAGCTCTTACAACCTTCTTCACCCACCCATATTCTTTCTTAGTTTCTGCCTCAAATCTAGCAATATCCTTGCTATAGAAATCACT